GGGGCGTACGGTGCTTTGGTACAACACCACTTCGGTATATCGTAACCCGAAGTCCCTACCATCAAATGGAACCAACATGAACGAGAAGCGGCGGTACCTAACTCACATAGAGCCAAGTACTTACAATTATGTGGTAGCAGGCGAGGTTATCCCCGGACCTGCTATCGCTGCTTCAGGCATTGTGTCGTTGCAAACGACGCAATCACGTGGGCATGCGTGGAATAACTCACGCAAGCCAGATACAGATATCGGTGGAGATTTCTCCACTGCAAGAGTTCAGTCAATGTCGTGGTCGGACAACAGTACCCATGTGGGTACCAAGTTCGGCTATTACTACGACGGCCGCGAGTTTGCGGTGAACCCTGCAGGGGGAGCATCCTATGCTTTGAGCCTGGTCGAGCAGTCATCTGACGCAAGTCTGATGCTACTTGGCACGAAGGCCATTGCACGATGCATCCCCACGAATCCTATCGTCGACGGAGCAACCTTCCTAGGAGAACTCAAGTCCGGTTTACCGAAACTTGTGGGCAAAGAGCTATTCAAGTCGAAATTCAAAGACTACCGAAAGGTAGGCAGCGAATATATCAACATTGAATTTGGCTGGAAGCCGATTATCTCTGATTTGCAATCAGCCGCGAAGTCTGTAACGGAATCTGAGAAGATTCTGAAACAGTTACAACGCGACTCTGGAAGGAATATCCGACGAAAATTCACGTTTCCTGTTGAAGTAGTATCAACTAGGGTGGAGGGCCCGATCTCTTACTCAAAAGGTGAGGGAGGAAGGAACCTCTATCCAGGATGCTACTACGGGGGAGCAAAGGTGGTCACCACCACTGAGGTGGAGACCAAAACCTGGTTCTCCGGCTGCTTTACCTATCACCTCGATCTTGGGAAAACCCTGAATTCGAGGATAAGTAGGCAAGCAGCGGAAGCAAGGAAACTGTATGGCCTCGAGCTAACGCCCGAGACTGTCTGGAACCTTGCGCCCTGGAGTTGGGCTGTCGATTGGGAAGGAAGTATGGGAGACGTGTTACATAATGTCTCTCGCTTCGCCCAAGATGGCCTCGTAATGCGGTACGGTTACGTAATGCAGCAGAAAACTGCGAAAGTAACTTATACCCTTCCCTGGGCCGGTAGATTAAACCGGGCTCCCAAGGAAAGTCTCACTCTTACCGTTACTTCACAAAGTAAGGTTAGAAGGAGAGCAACGCCGTTTGGTTTTGGATTTGACATGAAGGCATTAAACAGCCGACAATCATCCATACTAGGGGCCCTGGCAATTGCCCGTGGTCCTAGGCATCTATAACGATGCTGGCTTGCAACCCCGCCCACAAGGCGGTTTCGCAAGAGTCATTGGTACCCAACGCGGGTACCGACACTAATTAACCGAAAAGAGTAATGCCATGTCCTTTGCAGATCCCCAGTCCGTTACTATCAACGCAGTCGCGATTTCACTGCCTCGTACGGCCTCCGGCGTTAATTCCGGTGGCTTTACGGCAGCAGATGGACTCACGACTCTCGTCATCCGCCATGCCTATGGCAAGCGGACACGACGGGAAATCGCGTTGGCTAGTTCGAAGATTTCCGCAGACCCGTTGCTGCCCTCCCAGAACGTCAAGTACAGCTCCACATGGAGGCTGACTTGTGACGCTCCGATCGGCGGCTTCACGAATACGGAACTCAAACAGCAGGTAGACGGCTTTCTTGCCGCCCTTACTGCTTCTTCGGGCGCGAAGCTCACTCAACTCCTCGGAGGAGAGAACTAACTTCGTGCTGGACTGATCCATTTATGGGTCTGTAACACGTGGCTATGGAAGCTCGAACTCTATAAGGAGCCGACTTGAAAAGCCTTATGTTACTCTGGCAGGAGGCAGCGAATGAACTTGCTGCCTGGTGTTGCACTAGCACCACGCGTGACTTTGAAACAGTCTCGCGTCGAGTCGAATGTGAAGGTACGTCGTTTCTAACGATTACCCTTCCTGCCTTTTGCAAAGACTTCGAAAAAAGTCTTGCTTCAGGTCAGGTCGATCGCAACCACTTTCAGGGTTTCCCCTTTGGTGGTAGTCTCCCCCGATTTCTCGGAGGTTTCTTCGATCTTATATTCGACCGTGGTACTGGTCTTCTACTTGATTCTCCGTCAATCGACGCTATTTACGCCGTCCGCCAACTTACGCTGGTGTTCGGCAAGATTAACTTACCGTGCAGTAATGCACGAGAAAGAGCGGCGATTGATGGTTTTCTCAAGTGTGAGAAGTCAGTTAAAGAGAGTGACATGGCGCGGACTCCTCAGAATAACGAGGACTTCGCTCGCATGTCTCGTCTCCTTTGGGCGGATCTCTTTGCAACGGTTGATAATGCTGTTGCGAACTATGAGATTCTCCCTAAGCATGGCCCCGGGGCCACCGCTGATCGACTTACGGGAAACCGGAAGTACGAACAGACGGAATGGACCGAGAGGCTCGAGGGAGTGTTTCCAGCTGGGAAGTTTCTACTTCCAAATTGGTCATTTCTCTCTAACCTTAACCATGTTAACTGGCTCGAACCCGGACAAGAGCGACCTGTGAAGGTTACCCTAGTTCCTAAAACGCTTAAGACACCTCGTATTATCGCAATAGAGCCTACTGCCATGCAATATGCACAGCAGGGCATCCTAGAAGCGATCGTGGAGGCTGGTGAGAAGAATGACAACTTCCGCCACTTCGTCCAATGGAAGAGCCGTGAACCCAATAGGGAACTCGCTCGACTTGGATCCCTTTTCGGGGATCTAGCAACACTTGATTTAAGTGAAGCATCGGATCGTGTCTCAAATCAGCTAGTCCGTACAATGCTTGCGAATCATCCTCACCTAGGTGAGGCTGTAGATGCTTGCAGAAGTAGGAAGGCTGTTATTCCTAGCAATTTTGGTGGCGATACTGTCCGCCTTGCTAAGTTTGCGTCGATGGGTTCAGCTCTGTGTTTTCCGTTTGAGAGTCTGGTCTTTATGACAGTCATATTTCTCGGAATTCAGGAAGAGCTTAGAAGGCCGTTGACCGCGAACGATGTTCAATCGTTTCGCGGCCAGGTGCGCACGTTCGGGGACGACATCATTGTCCCCGTACGATATGTGCGTTCCGTTATCAGTAACCTTGAGACTTTTGGGTTCAAGGTAAATACTGACAAGTCTTTCTGGAGTGGAAACTTCAGAGAGTCTTGTGGAGGGGATTTCTTTAAGGGCGAGGACGTATCTGTTGTCCGCGTCCGGCAAGTTCTTCCCACCAAACGGAGTGACGCTCAGGAGATTATCTCGCTCGTGTCACTCCGCAACCAACTTTACAAAAGAGGGTTGTGGAGAACGACGAGGTATCTCGACGACATGGTTTCACGGTTAATACCGTTTCCTGCTGTTGGCGAGAATTCTCCTATCTTAGGCAAACACAACTTCACCGGCCATCAGGTCGATGGATGGTGTGAGGATCTTCAGCGCCCCCTTGTCAGGGGCATGAAGGTCCGGAGCGTCTTACCAGTTGACAAACTGGATGACGCAGGTGCCTTGCTCAAGTTCTTTCTTAAGCGCGGCGAAGAGCCTTTCGTCGACAGAGACCACTTGGAGCGTTATGGACGCCCCGTAGCCGTCAACATCAAGCTCG